ATATATAACCAGGTGGAAGCTGTGACCGCTTTATCCCAAAATTGCTTTAACTTCTGTACCAGGATATATTGTCCGGTTTCTGTTTTGACTTTATTAAGCCAAAACCAATGGAGTTTCTTTGCCACAATATAAGTAGTCAGAACAGTACCCGCATAAACGATAGTACGCCCATATTGCTGTGTCCAGTCAATCAACACCGGAGCAGCCTTAATCAACTTGGTTGTCCATCCTGTTAATGCGGATAATGACGGATTCAATTTTTCCATTAACTGAATCCCGGCTTCCTTTATCTGATTTTTGTATTGGGCCATTTTAGCCTCGTTGGTATCAGAATTGATGGCAGCTTGTATCATTGCAACGTTCGTTCCTGTAACCGCTTTTGTATATTCTTTTACTTTTGCGGTATTATCAATTAAGATTTTGGCAACATTGTATCCCTCTTCCCCAAATATATCTTTGATTGCCTTGGCACTCATACGCTTTTTCTGCAAATTCTCCAGTGCCTTATCAAGTCCTACGATAGCCGGATTGGTTTCTTTTGCCCCGGTTTGAAGAACCAAAAAGAATTTCTTGAGTCCGGTCCCGGCCACTTCATCCTTTATACCTTTTTCACCTAACATCTCAATGGTCCCGACCAACTCTTCAAATTGAACCTTTGCTCCAGATGCCGAAACACCTGCTTTAACAATGGCAGCCGCCTGACTAACAACACCTGCGGAACCTTTTTGAGAACCTGCCGCCAACACATTCGTGAACCGACCTGCCTGGTCAGCTCCTGCACTATATTGATTTAAAGATACGGTAACCGCTTCCACTGCGTCTTTCAAATCCATTTTTGCAGCAGAAGCAAGACGCATCGCCTCAATCGTCACAGCATTTAACGCCTCTTTATTAGTTAACAAGTCAGGTTTAGCCGAACCAACCAACATATAAGCTTCCAAAATGTCTTTACTGGACTGCGTTACACGCAACTTCGTTTTATCCATAGACGTAGACAATATTTCAGCTTGTCTTTTCAGCCATTGGATAGAATCATCATCCAATCCGGTTAACGCTTTCAAATTCGCGGCTGAAGATTCTTTTTCGTCACGATTCTTACGTAATACAGAGAGAGCCATAGAAACACCTGTAATCGCGGCAGCCGTAGAAGCAAGCAAGCCGCCCCACTTTGAAAAGCCGTTATTGAACCGTGTGAGCCATCCTTGTGTTTCTCTTATTTCACCGTTGACTTTTCTTATTTCGGCATTTACCAATTTCAGTTGTTCCTGGTACTTCTTCCATTCGGCTGATCCGCGCTTAACATGGCCGGAAGAAAGTTTGGCGTTTATATCTCGAATTAAGTTGCGCAATTCTTTTGGTGTGGCCAATCCAATATTATTCATTGCTGCTTCAATATTCTTGGTATTGGTTCGCATTACCTTGAGTTGCGCATTTGTTTCGCGCAACTCTTTTTCTAGCTGTTTTATCTTCTTGGTATCTCCTGCTTTATACGCTTCGGCCAAACGGCCTTTGAGGGAATTTGCATAACTTTCTAGGGATTGCAACTCTTTTTTTGCATCTTCACCATTTACCTGGACTTCTACGGTTGCTCTCTGTCTGATTTCCATTATCTTCTGAATTTACTACGAACGAACAAAATCAATGATATTCCGGCAACAACTAATATGACGGTAGTAAACCGAATACAGAATCGTTGCCATTTAGTCAGTTTCTTTTCGACTTCTACTGTAATAGTCTCTACTTTTTTCTTGCTAATAGATAGGGATGTTTCTTTGGATGGAAGGTACACTGTGTCCGGCGGCACTTTAAAATTAGTCATCAGATTTCCCAAACTGTCCAAAAGGAATTGAAGTTGCACATTTTTTGTGTTAGCCATATCAAGCCATCTCAATACAACCTTACCATTCTCATCGCACTCAAGTAAAGCGCGGATCGCTGCACTGTCTGCCGGTTTCACCACCGGTACTAACTTCTCAATTTCAATATAGACGCTATCGCGTTCATTCGATATTGACGAACTTAGCCTCGATGTCCTACATGAGGATATCAAGACTAATAACACAACAATGATTAATAGTACTCTCATACATTCAAAATTAGTTCTCCGTATCGAATACCGTTCAATCTCCGTAGCCATCCTTTTAAGAATTTGGCTTGTCCCGGTTTAGCCGCACAGTCCCGAAAATGTCGTTCTCTGCGATTCCAAATCTTCCGAAACAGTTCTTCCGGGTCAGCCGCATTGATAGCTGTAATAGTTTTAGGTCCTACCACCCCATCCATGCTAACAGAGAGAATCTCTTGAGTGTATTTGATTCCCCAAGCTCCGCTAGCCCAAACCCAGTCTACCAAGATATTGGCGATATCCTGGCTTTGAATAGCATCAGCTTTGCAACGATCCCAATAGTGCGGTTTCAAAACACATTTCTCCATATCTGCCGGAGATAACAGCCTCAAGTCATCGACGTCGATGTCTCCATCCCCATCCTTATCGTATCCTACCTTCTTCCAAGTTGCGATAGTAACACCTTTGTTTGTCGCTCCACCTTTATCGTCCGGATCATTGACGAATCCCCCTTCCCATGACAGGATGAAGGGCACTAAAACTTTAATGTTTGCCATACTCTAAAAAATTAAACGAATGATTAAACCTATGATAATTCCGACTGCATCGGCTAGCAAGTCTTTGCAATCGAAAAATGTATGTTTGAAATACTTGTCAGAAAGTTCTTTGCCAACAGAGAA